CGAATAGCGTTGCGTAGCAAAAGCGCTAGCAGGGGATTTTGACGATAAATCAAGACCACGACCATCTGCGCGAATACGCGACGTACCGTAGCCTCCAGCTCTAGACCTATAGGACCACTTGGGATCAGGCCTGCCCCTAGTATCGGCATATGTCACTCCTATAATATCGAGGTCGGGTTTTCCCGCATTTTTCCACGGGTATCTACCGAACGAGACATCCCAGCTACCAGGGTTTTTGCAGTGTTCTTCTATACTCAAAACTGCTTATTCCGATTTTGCTCATTGCGCAGTGCGCCGAGTATCTCATTGCGTCCCCATTCCTCGGGGTCTTTCGCAATCTCTTTGAACAGATCGGATTTGCCGTGGTTCCAATAAGGGTCTTTATAACCGGAGCCAGACGGCTCAGACGGTTTAGGGTTTTTTGCAGCGTGGTAGGTTGCCGCAACCTCATAAGACCCGACGTTGTTTTCGTACATCCACTTTTCCATGTCCTTCATGGCATCTTCGGTCATGCCATAGGCGTCCTGGGTCTTCTTGCGCTCGCCTCTCCAATGGGCATCCTCGCGTGCGACCCGGTCAGCTTCCGCCGCATCGGCCGCCGCCTTGTCGCGCTTGGCGAACTCGCCGCGGATTTCGTTGCGGATGTCATGATCCGGGATCACCGTCTCAGGGAAGATTTCCTTGAGCAGGGCCTTGCTGCGGTCACTGGTGCGCGGGTCGTCCCAGACCTTGCGTGCGACGGCGGCGACGCGGTTGTCTTCCTGCCACTGGCGCAGTTGTTCGTCGGTGATTTCAGGCATCAGTTGGCCCTCGGTGAACCGTCCGGTTGACGGGTGACGGCGACATTGGCCCACATCGCCACCTCGCGCAGCTTGCGCATCGCATAGGTCTTGTCCGGACCTTCCGGCAGACAGCGATTGAGCGCATCTGCATAATCGGCAGCCGCCTTGCGTAGTTCCGACATCGCGCTAAGTTGAGGGGCGGTCGGCTTCAAGTATTCAAAGGTACTCTCGTGCATAACCTGCCTCAGTTATTGTTAGTCTTCCCGACGATCCTTGGCTGCAACGGTACACCACCTTCAGGCTTAGGGACGATACTGGGAATGGCCCCCCATTCACTAACCTCACTTTGAGTGTCCACCTGCAAGATGGTGCGAGGCGGGGTTTCCGGTGGGGTGGTAATAGGAGGATCATAGGATCGGTTCTGTGCCATATCACGCTCCTGGGAGTGGCATACTCGGCATCGGTGGGGACGGGCCGCCTTCGCCGTTGCCCTTTCCACCGCCTCCGCCCATCAGGCTGGAGATCGCCTGGAGTACCGGGTTTTGTTTGCCGCGTCTAAGCAAGTCTATAAGATGTGTTTGTTGCAGTCCACTCTCAGGGCCAGACTGCGGAAGGTGCCGTGACAAGGATTTCAAGGCGCTCAGAATATCGCCGTACTGCTTGGACCCCGCGTCAAAACCGTGCAGAGCAGATTGCATCAAATCAATCGCTATTTTTAACTTACCCAGACTATCTGCCATATTCCCCGGACCGGGACTTGATGCCTGTGGCCCCATCGATTGGCGCTGGAGCGCCGCCAAGATCGGCCCGCCCTCTTGCGGTGGCGTCATGCCCGGTGCTGGGGGTGCTCCTCCGCCGCCATTTCCAGTGTCACTGGAACCCTGCCCTTCCATGCCCCCTGGGGTGCCTTCGCCAATGGCCATGATCAGCTCAACAATCTCGCCGCGATAGCTGCGGCGCATAACCACACAAAGATCGACGAGTGCATCGTCATGCCCTTGCCGCCGCCTTTGCCCCCACCCTTACCGCCGCCCTGATGCGGCGCTTTGCCGGTGATGGCGGCGATCATCATCTCTTTCTTTTCTTCCTGCTCGGCGTGTTTGGCCTGCTCCTTCTGCCGCTCCCTTAAGCGCGCGAGCAACAGCTCGGCTCCAGGCGGATGCAGCATGTGAATAAGGTCTTGAGCATCGATGGCCCCAGCACGCGCCAGAGCGATGGCCGTCTGCTTGTTGTCCTCAGCAAACGCAGGAGAAGCAGAATGGCTGTCCACTTGCACTTGCAGATTGTCAGGCGGCAAGTCAATGAGGTGAAACTCCATGCCTTCTTCGGTTTCGTAGACGCTGCCGTCCATTGCCTGCATCAGACGCAGACACAGATAGCCGCATTCGGCCAGCTGGCGCTCTACTCGGGAAGCTTGGTCAATGAGATGCGGACTGCTCGTTCGCACCAGGGTTTGTGCATGCACGCCTGCGCGCACCCCAGGCTCCCCCTGGCCAGCCATGATGCTAGAAAATCCTCCTGCTTCATCATACAGTTTAAGGAGGAACTCAATTTCCTCAATAGCTCCCTGTGGAGGGGGTTCAGAGAGTTTATCCGCTTTGGCATTTGGGTTCGGATCATTGATAAAGCCCCCCTCATTGATAATCTTGAAATACTGCTCCTCGGTTACAGACGAGAAACCGGACAATATCCGAGGAGCAGCAACGTTGCGATCCCACATGACTTTGATGTCACGCAGACGCTTGTTTAGAACGTCCTGCATCATCTGGATATCGGCAATATAGCTGCGTCCCCAGAAATATCCGGGTGTCGGGTCTGGCTGGATTTTGATGAACGGATGTTTCCCTGGTATGCGTGAGAGATTGCGACGCGTGGTCTGCCCTTCGATCATGATATCAGGGTATATAAGCTGGAGAGTTGTCCAATCTCCGTCCCGGTCAGGGTCTTGGACCCATAGTTCGCAGTGACGTATTGTTGGAGAGAAGCGACGCTGTGGTCGCCAAGGAGTGGGCACCGGGAACACTTGCACAATGCCCGCCGCAGATGGCGCATCTCCGGTATTCCCAAGTGGCTGGAGACCGCCAACAACCATTTGGTGCAGGTAAGTCGGTTCTTCTTCGTCCCTCTCATGTTGACGCGCCTCCAGTACGCGCTTGATAATCTCCTCAGCCTGCGGATGAGCGCACTCGCGCAGCACCTGCGTAAGGCGCGTAACCGTGGGAAAGGTGACGTGGCAGAAGGCTTCCTGCTCATTGAGGTCCATCACGCTTTCGGACAGCACGCCGAAATTCTGTGGATGCACCATGTGGATCGCAAAGCCGTTGTCATCCGGCAATGCCTTGATCATCTGGCATCCGTTGACTAGCGACCACGTAACTGCTTCAGCGAAAGTGACATCAGCGTCGGATTGCTTAAAGTCCGCTGTGAGCTTTTCAGCAGCAACCTGTGCACGTTCCAGAACGTCCTGTGGTTCAGTGCGATCGAAAGTAATATTGAACCGCACGTCGGTCGGTTGCATGAGGAAACCGCCGAGTTTATCAATAAACGGTTTACATTTATTGAAAATGGAAGCTCGTGCATCATAACTGCCCATATAATAGTATTGGGTCGCGCGCGTATAAATCAGCCCGCGATCCGAAGCGCTTCCCATACATTCGTCTACCAGCTCCTGAGCGAACTGCGCCAGATCAAGTTTGTCTTTTGGTATTGTTAGCACGCAGCCTGTCTCTCTTGCTGTTGGACGTGCCGTGACGAACTCTGTCGGCGTAATTCTCGGATCGCGTTCCCCATCGAAGATTTCTTAGAAGGTTGTTTGTTTTGTTACCGTCATGATGCAAACTTTCCATAGAGGGGTCGGGGGGCGGACCGCGGAATGCGTACAAAACCATCATGTGGACGCGAGAGGTTCCTGACCAGCCGAGGGTCACATGCATATAGCCGCAGGAGGCTAATTGTTGTTTTAGAATTTTTCCTGACCATCGTCGTCCGTCAGCCAAAATTCTGTCAAGAGACCTGACCCTTCCGCGATTTGAAACCTCGTATTGACCTTCCCACCCTGGAACTGCTTTCCATACCTCAGCCATAATCCGCTCCCTGAAAGCGGGTTGTCGGTTAGGCGTTGTGGGCGGCTGCAACCGCCCGCAGCGTCGCTAAAGCTTAGTATCCGCGTCCGCCCATTCCGGGGCCGCGTCCGGGCATACCCTCGCGGCGACGGTCATCGTCACGGCGGCGGTCGTCATCCCGACGCCGGCCACCGCTCAGATCGCGCAACGCCTCGCTCTCGATCGCCTCTTCCTTGCGCTCAAGGTCTTCGGCCCGCCGCTCGACCCGCTCGGCCTCACGGTGGACGCCCTTGGCGCGTTGCAGATCGCGCACCACGTCATCAACGCCGGCCTCTGCCGACTTGACGAGCTTATAGGCTTCCTCGATAGCCCGCAGCGCCTTGTCCAGCACCCGGTCTACGCCGCCCATACGCTCCCAGCTTTCCCCACGATAGCGATCATCCCAATCGCGATCGTCGCGGCCTCGGTACCTGTCTCTGTCGTTCATGGTATCCTCCTACCAGATTTTGCCTCCGCCCGCCTTCATCCTCGCGACCGAGTTCTTGATCAGGTCGGGCTGCGTACCGTCCTTAATCCCATTCTGTAACATCTCTAAGCCAGAGCCGTGGTTTACGCGGATGTTGCGGCCGATAGCAATGGCCTGCTCGACCGATGCTATCGGGGCTCCCCAGTTGGACGGGACACCGGCACTCGCTGGCGTCGCGTCTTTGAGGCGGTGCGGGGTGGTGCTGGCAACCTCACGGTCTTTGCGCCATCCCATATCCGCCACATGATAGTCCTTCGCAGCGATATCCTCCGCAACCGCTCGGGCATAGGCGGCGGGACTGCCATTGATGGCAAACGGCTTAAACTCTTGTCGCATATTACCTTGAAGGAGACAGTTCGGACAGTCCGGTGGCGGGGCATCCCACTGATCCATAGCCAGGGTCACGTCCATCGCGTGACCGCAGTCTTCGCACATGTAGGTTCGAACTATCGGAATTGGTGCGCTCCTCTCATATCCTGCTCCATGAGCTTGTGCATTTCTTGATACCGAGCATCGCCTTCTTCTACCGTTGCATAGGACGGAAAGTTGTCGATCCCAACCGCGTGAGCGCGACGCATAATCTCATCCTCATCATCAATTATTTCACCGTTCCAAACACTTGGCAGAATATACTGACGCCCGTTGAACTCCATGCCGCGGCTTAAGTAGGTGGACAGTTCACCGCTTGGATGAGGTACGCCGCCACGGCGAAAGTTGTTCAAGTGATGCTGGTACAAATAGCGCTCCTGCGGGGTCCAGTCTTGGGGGATCGGTTGCCCAGGTGCAGTGCGATACTGGAGCGGAGCATTCCGCGCCCAGTAATCGCGCAGCCATTGTGTCCCCGGCGGATCGGGCATTCAGCTGTGGCCCAGCTCGCGGCTACGGCCGCCGCGGAACCCGAACCCTTCAATGAAGGGATTGGGGCGCTCCCGCAGGATCGCGCGGTGCAGTTTGGAATTGTTGCCGTGCCGGCCGCGGCCCAGATAGTAGGTGATACGCGGCGGATTGAACAAGCGGGGCACATCCGGCTCCGGATCGGGATCGTCATCGAGCGGAACGATGTCCCGCCACACATGGTATTGATTGCGGAACACATCACGCATTAGAAGCTCTCCTTAGCTTGTCTTGCCTTGCCGTAGATTTTTTGCCAATGCTGGCTCACCGCAAAGGACAGCACGTTGTTGATGTCCTGCGGCGGTCTCTCACCGTGGACGCTATCCCATGTCAGATTACGCGCTATCAGAGGAGTTCTACGCCACTGAACCCACGTATGATGTGCTAGGACCAGTCCGGATACGAGATCGTCGTTTTCTCCAGTGTCCGGGCCTGCACCAATGTGCCCTTCGTCGTAAACGACAGCTTGTAGCTGCTGTACTAGACGCTGGGATCGAATTTCGATGCGCCGAAGCATCATACTGTCGCGAAGCTCGGAATATATCTGATGCTTATTGTCAAAGTTAGTTTTCCAGTTAATAACGTTGCCCGCACCACCCATACTATCTGGCCGATTATACAGAAACCATCGGACATTCCCAATCATGTCCAGAATGTTCCCTGTCGTGCCGTCAGTTTGCAGGAGGCTACGCTCGGCCAACTGGCGGAGATTACGAACCTCGGGCATGACGGCAGAGCCGACACCAGTGACCTCCAGATTGGCGATGTGATCCTTGTACGCGCCGCACAAGTGCGCAAGCACCCAGGCCAACTGGTATGTAAGTGGCTTGTTGGATGCAAACTCGGCGACCTGAACGCAGCGGTCTGCGTAGCAGCGCAGCACCTGGACGCAGTGGTCGTCACTCTCGCCGCCTCCGCCACCGGACGGGTCTATGCCAATCGCATAAACGCCCTCGGGTACTGGGCTTTCCCAGACCTTGAGGTTGACCAGCTCTTTCTCGCCGGCAGCGACCTGTTCTATGCGTGAGCTTAGGAATTTCTCATCGAAAATGTAACGGTAGCCCCGGTAGGGAGCCCCGGCCGCCAGAGCCTCGCCGATCTCCAGGGTGCGTTGGGCAGGAAAAAATCCGCTCCCGGACGCAATGAAACACTCCCGTTCGGTCCAGGGATAATGACGCAGCATGTATTCTTCGGCTTTGAACTCGGCTTCTCGTCGCCACCAAGCGATTTGCTCGGGCTTGATTGTGTAGTTGTAGTGCTGTTTGACATAGCGCGCACGCTTGATTTCTTCATCGGTCAGCTTCCCGTCGTCCCAATAGGTCTTATAGTCTTCGTCTTCTTTGGCTATCGAGTATGTCGGATTGGCCCAAAAACCGGTGAAAATAAACCGCATACTCTTATCGATTTTGGCCTGCTGGCAATGGTTATACCACCAGTTAAACCCATTTGCGATACTCTCCCAAATATATAACCGGTTGGGGTTTACTCGTGCCAGTGACGCTTTGAGGCTTTCGACGCCCGCAAGCGATTTCCAAAGCGAGCACTCCGTCGCATGGACGAGATTGAGCGCACGGCTAGCGCCAAGATCAGGATTGGAAGCAGCGGCGAGCAGATCAACGACGCTACGGTTCGCAAACGCCATGCCATTGCGATTGTTCTGCACTATGCGGTGTTCGGGAGAGCGCCATTCCGGCGGTAGCGTTTCCAAAAGTGCTGCGAAAATTCGCCGCAGACGCTCCAGGTTGTCGGTTCGGTCCGCAATGATTGCGCCCTGGACGCCGGGGTTGGCAAGTACCCAGAACAGCTCGATAATTGCCGCCGTCGTCGTAATCGCCATCTGACGTGACTTGAGCACGACAAATTCATGAACGCCCTCGCTCAAGCCTTTACTGACTTGATCGACCACGATCCGTTGTGAAAGCCAGGGTTCAATATGGGAGCGGCCGTACTCCTTAGTATCGACCTCGACAGCTCCCATCAGATCGTAAATGCCCTGTCTTATCGACGGCATAGCGTAATCTGCGGCTGGATGCCGTCCCCTCGTTGGGGCCACACGCTGCCATGCAACAAAACGTTACGCGGCCGGTAGCGGCTACTCGGCGGGGCGCTCAGGGTCATCGCCGGATAGGACGCGGTCGCGGTCCCCATTCCTACGTCGGCGGCGCTCACTACGGCGTTCTTCGCGCTCCTCCGCTCGCACCTCGCGGTCATCTCGCCGATCGTCTCGTCGCTCCTCACGGCCTTCCTCCCGCTGCATGTGACGCTCGCGCCGGCTCGGATCGCGGTCGCCGAACATCTCCGCTCCGAACGGCGTGGCAAAGCCCGGAGGCGTCGCGACTTGCTCAGGCGTCAACGCCATGATCGGGCCAACTGCCGGCATAATCGTTTGATCATCAGGCGGAAGCGGCCACAGCGGCGGCGGAAAGACCTTGGTCGCCAGCACAGGCGGCGGCGGCTGGTTGCGCGAGGTGATAAAGATGCTGGTAATCGGCTCTAGGTCGCCGGGCCAGGGAACCACGAACGGATCGGGCGGGGTGACAAATTCGAACTCACCGGGGAAGGGCATGGTTGCGCTCCACTTAAGTCGCGCGTATTATACCACTCCGACACCCAACTGCTAGAGGCCGCGCACCGATGGGACGGAGCGCGGCCATTTTTATAGCTCAAGCCTGGGATCGTCGTCTTCCATCTTGAGCGTGGTGCGGATCAGCATGATCGCTTCAGCGACCCGTCCGCTGTTGACGTTGAACAGATCGGCGAGGTCCGACTGCGCGAACCCCCGGATCATATGGAAATAGGCACACTTAAGCTTCTCTTCGGGTGTGAGGTGAGCTTTGCGGACGAAGCCGCGAGCTTCAGTCATGTCCGTTCCCCAGGTGAATATTCACGATGACAAACAGCGGAGTATTGTACCATAAAAAAATCGTTTGTCAATGTAACCGGATTACACCGGAAAAAATCGTTTGGCTTTTAAACCGAAAAAATCGTTTACGATTTGTATTTACTGAAAAAATCGTTTGGCTTTTGGATTTGTTTGGTTCTCCTTTTGTTCTCATTCCATTTTTTTGGGAAACGCGCAGCTAATTTCGAACTCTAATATCTGAAAAATCATTGAGAAATCTAAGTAAATACTCATCATCTTTAGTTTTTAAATCTTTATATAGCTGAGTTAATTCTTTCTGATTAAAACCTTCCTTACGAAGAAGAAATAATATTGAACCAATTATCCGTTCTCTATCCATAACTATAACTCCTTGCGTTGCGGCCGGCACTCTGCCGCCCTCGCAAGGCCATGTGGCCATTGGCCCTTTACTCGCCTATGCGGCAAAACGTCGCAGGCGCCATGCGGCCGGGTTGACATCGCCGGCGGCAGTCGGCAAACTCGCCACTCTCGCAACCCCAACATTAGGAGCTTAGTTATGTCCGAGTTTTTCGTGATAAATCTGCGCACGCAATTGCCCATGCGTGACGCGCACGATGAAACTATTTTGTATAGCAGCGGAG